CTGAAGTTTTATCTTATCTCTGGGGTAAAAATGCCATATTGGCCTATGTAGAACCTAAACCTGGAATAAAGAAATTCTCTTTAGGTTATACCTTCCAATCTCAACCGTTTCAAACCAGAAGGGCAAGAATAGAAGTAAAACACAGTGATTGGTTTGAAGTGGGTGACATAGAAACTGAAAAAATGGTTTGTGTTGCTTGTGGATATAGGATATCCCCGGCTATAACTTAATAAATAAAATTAGAGGGAGAGGATTCGATATTCTCTCCCTCTAATAACAAAGGAGTAATAAATGGCTTTTTGTGAAGGCACTGATGTATTGACAAATTTAAATATGGGTGTGACCGAAGTACCTGCTTTATTATTAGCCAAAGCTATTATTAAAGCTGATGCAGAAATAAGGGTAGCTTTTTCATCTGATCTGTTGGCTGCAATTGACGCTTTAGAGACTACCCCGGCTATCATAAAATCTTTAGCTGAGGATATGGCCTCTTATTTTGTGATGAGAGATTTATATTCGGGAAAATCACCAAGCGTAAATAACTGGCTTGAAAAATATAAAGAAGCAGAAAAGACTTTAAAAGATATTGCTGAAGGCACAAAACAGATTGAAGGTATTACTGTAGATGTAGGGTCGATTCAATCTACTACTAAAGATTATAAAAGGACCTTTGATGAGAGGGACGAAACCTGCTGGGGAATTGATTCTGGTAAAATAGAGGATTTAGAAAATGACTAATGGTGGAGCATTGATCAGTTATGAGATAAAAGATGATGAAAAAGTAAAGGCTTTACTAAAGAAGGCAGGGGAAAAAGCTAAAAATCTTAGAATCCCTTTAAAACAATGTGGAATATTGATGCTTGCCTCTATTGATAAAAATTTTAGAGAGGAAGGTAGGCCTACCAAATGGGCTCCACTTTCACCGATGACCATAGCTATGAGAAGGAAAGAGGGTAAGGGAGCAAAGATATTACAGGATACCGGGATAGGAAAAGGCTCTATTGTTTATGAAGTCGTATCTGATCAGGAAGTCCAAATAGGAACTAGACTTGATTATATGAGGATACACCAAGAAGGTGGCTCTATTAAAATACCGGCAAGAGATATTTTTCCGGTAAAAGCGAGGGCTCTACACTGGGTTGATCCTGACACTGGGGAAGATGTTTTTGCTATGCATGTTCACCAGAAGGCAAGGACTGCAAAAATACCCCAGCGTAAATTTCTACTCTTCCAGGAAGAGGATAAAACAAATATAGTCAGGATCTTCACCGAATATTTAGAGGAGATAACTAAGGAATGAAATTAGAGACTATCTGGAATAAGATTAAAACAATTTTAGAAGATGATACTGTTTTAAAAACCTATATTAAAATCGTATATGCAGGGACACGCGATAATATCCCAACAAATAATTTCCCCTGTATTATCTTGGAACCTACCAATGCACCAGAAGAGGCGATAACCATGCCTCATAATACGGAGATAAATTTTACTGCCACTATTTATGCCTATATAAAGATTTTCGAGGTGGATAAACAAATAGTAGGTGATGAAACTACTAAAGGAATATTAGACGTTAATTTCGATATTAAAAAAGCTCTCGGCGCTCATATTGATTTGGATGGGGAATGTCTATATTTTAGTTTCCCGGATACTAGATTTAGTTTTAATTCTTATCCGTATAGAGGAGTAGATATAGATATAAAAATAACTTTAAGGCAAAATTTTGTAACTCGGACTTAAAAGAAGGTGATTTTATGATATTGAAATATAATCGAAAAACTGAATTAGAAGTAGTCGGATTAGGAGTTTTTAAACCTGGTGAATTTGTAATAACTGATGATGAATCAAAAGCGAAAAAATATTTAGATACTGGATATTTTGATGAAGTTAAAGAGAAAGAAATAGAAATTAAGAAAAGAAAATCTAAAAAGAAAGGAGCTGATTAATAATGCCACAAGGAAACAGAGGACACATAGGAATCAAAAAAGAATTAATCTGGGGACAGAAGGAAGCAGGGGATAATGATTTTTACTTACCGTTTGTTAATGAAACCTTAATTGCAAATATTGAAGATGTATTATCTGCTGCTCAAAGGGGAATACTTGACGAGCCAATATCATATCAAGGAGAAAGGGCTTTCGCTGGTAATGTTATTGTGGAAGTACATCCTGCAAGTTTAGGACACCTATTAAGAAGTGCAATTAATGAACCAGCAGCGGCTACCCCGGCAGGTACAGCAGAAACCGAGATAGAGGATTGCGAAGATAAATGGGACGAGTCAGTAGACGGTGGAGTAATATCTGAGGTAGATGCAAGTGACTATAAAAAGGGAACTAAATCGGTAAAATTGCGGGTTACTTCCGGAGTAACAGCGGGGACTATTTTAGCCACCGAAGCAATTGCTTCTAATAATATGACCGCTTCAACCCATATAAAATTATGGATCAAATGCTCAGTTGAAACTGCCTTAGGAGGTTTACAGTTCTTACTCGATGATACACCTAATTGTGCCACACCGCTTGAAAATTTAGATATCCCGGCTTTAACCGCAGGAGTATGGAAAGAGGTAACTTTAACCATTGCTACCCCAGCAGGATTGACCGCTGTAATCAGTATGGGCTTAAAATATGTAACCGATTTAGGGGAATGTGTTATTAATCTTGATGTTATCCGGAAGATAACCACTACCGGGGCCACCAATGCTAAACAGCACATCTTTATTCCCAGACAGGCGACCGATTTTTATGTAGATTGCCCGATTAACCCCTATACCTTAGAAGTTTACCGGGATCAAGGGGATGCCTTCCAGTTTTTAGGGGCAATAGTTAATACCTTAGCTTTAAATTTCTCTACTACTGATAAAATCTTAAAGGCTACTAATGGAATCATTGCTAAGAATCTAGGCGATACACCAAAGACCGGTTTATCACTTGAAACTACCAAACCTTTTACCTGGGAACAGGCAGTTATTAAAATAGGTGGAACAGCAGAAGGAAATATCAATAATGATCTGGAAAGTTTCGGGATAAATTATGATAATAAATGTGTAGGAAAATATGCACTAAATAATACCACTATACTCAGGAAGATTATTCGGAGTGGCTTTAGGACTATACCAGTCAATTTCACCATCGATTTTGTAGATCGGACTGAATACAATAAATTTATAAATGGAATTGAGCAGTCCTTCCAAGTTAAATTTGTAGGGGCGGAATGTGAAACCGGATATTATTATACCCTGCAAATCGATATACCTAAACTTAGATACCTGACCTATCCTATAAATATGTCAGGTCCAGGACCGATAGTTTGTGGAGTTACCGGTAAGGCCAAATACGATGCAAGTTTAGGATATCCTTATAAAATTACCCTGATAAACTTAGAGCCAGAATATTAAGGTAAAAAGGTATTAGGTAGGATAAAATTTCATTAAATAGGGTATAAATTGACACGATTCAGGGGTATTCTGAGAGAATTATCTAATAGTAAGGAAGGGGAGTATTATGTCTAAAATTAAAGAAGTTAAAAAACCAAATATTATTGGTGGAGATAAAAGTTATAATCCAAATGTTACCGAAGAGGAAGTTTTTACTTCTCCAGTTAAAATAGGGAATAAAGAGTATATCATTAAACCTCTTTCTATGCTGGATATCAAGAAATTAAATATAGAAAAAAAGAAAGTAAAAAATGAAGATGAAATAACGGTTTATGATTATAGTTTCTATACCTTATTGCATGTAATTAAGAAGTTTAATCCGGAAGCAAAAGATTTAACCGTAGATGATTTTGAAGATATGATTGATGTTGATGATTTTGAAAGAGTGCAAAAAGCGATCGTGCAAATATCTGGATTAAAAAAATATTTCAAGCCGGGGAATTCCAAAACATAACAAAGGTATTATCCTTTGCCTATAATTATGGATATAGAGACATTTTGGCAATTCCCCTAACTGATTTAGACTGGATAATGGAAGATGCTTTAAAAATTTATGAGTTAAAAATGCTTTTTTATAAAGCAGTTTTAGCTTTCTTAGGAGTGAAAAAATAGATTGGCAGATATTTGGGTTAATATTTTAGGTGACGCTTCAAAATTAAAAGGTGAACTTGATAAAGCCAGTGGGCATGTGAGTAATTTTTCTGAAAAGATAGGTTCTATCGGTAAAATTGCTACTATTGCCGGGACTGCAATTACTGGTATTTTTACTGCCATTATACTTAAGACTGCTCAAGTTGGAGACCAATTTAATGATATGAGCTTAAGGACTGGAGTATCAGTAGAACATTTATCCACTCTTGCTTACGCAGCTGAACTATCAGGAACAAATATTGAAGGGTTAGAGGTAGGATTAAAATTTTTAACTAAAGGTATGGATGATACTTCTAAGGGAACTGGATTAGCAAAAGATGCCTTTGAGGAATTAGGAATATCTGTTGTAGATGCAGAAGGTAACTTGAGACCCACTATCGATGTCTTAAAGGAAGCTGCTACCAAAATTGCTGAAATAGAAAATCCTGCTAAACAGGCAGCCCTGGCTATGGATTTATTTGGAGCAAGATCAGGAACTCAATTAATACCTCTACTTAAAGAAGGTGGAGCAGGTATAGAAGAATTAATGGGAAAGGCTAAAGACTTAGGTATAGAAATATCTACCAAATCAGCACAGGCAGCTGATGAATTTAAAGATAAAATGACCAGTTTAACTGGAAGTTTAGCTGGGGCAGGAAGGACTATTGGAGATGTTTTAATTCCAGCAATTATTCCCTTAATTGAAAAAGCTACCGAAATAGTAGGTAAAATTTCACTTTGGGCAGAAGAAAATCCCAGATTAGTTGAAACTATTACCAAAGTTGGTGCAGTAGTAGGAGTTATAGGTGCAGTAGGCGGACCTATTTTATTGGCCGTATCCGCATTTAATAAAATATCAGGGGCTATATCCGCAATAGGAACTATTTCAACTGGACCAATAGGTTTATTGATTTTAGCAATCGGTGCAGTAGTTTTGATTTGGAAAAATTGGGATACCATAGTCACCTTTGTTGAAGATTGGTATAAAAAAATAATAGGATTTCTCACCGATCTTAAAGATTTAGCAATACTAAAAGTTCAAGAGATGATAGATTGGATAGTTCAAAAATTTGAAGATTTAGCTAATCTACCTAAAAAGATGCTGGACTGGGGTAAAAATGCAGTTTCAGGATTTGCTGATGGAATTAAAAATAGTACAAGTAAGGTGTTTGGTAGTGTTGAAGATTTGGGTCAAGGGATTAAAGACCGTTTGGGTTTTTCGTCTCCACCTAGAATAGGACCGCTTTCTACTTCTGACCAATGGATGCCTGATATGATGGCTATGTTCGGAGATGGTATTTATAATAACATGGATTTAGTATTGGAACCTCTAAAATATACTGCCGATAAGATAGAAGAAACTGTCGATGATACCACTTCTGCTATTGGTGATCTTATATCTGACTTAAAAACTGGTATGGAAAGCGGATTAAGTGATGCTTTTTATAATATCCTTTCCGGGACTAAAACCTTTGGGGAAACTATAAAAGACCTTTGGAAAAGCATGATAGATGCTATTCTTCACCAAATAGCCAAACTTGCAGCTTCCTGGGTAATTAAATTAGTCTTTGGAGCTATTGGATTTGATACTGGTGGTATAGTTAAAGAATTTCAATTTGGTGGGGAGGCGAAAAAGTTTCAATTTGGTGGAATGACCGATACAATAATGGCAGCAGTAACTCCTGGTGAGTACATTTTGTCAAAGCCTATGACAGATTTTATCAGGAGATTTAAAGCGATCCCTCAAGATTTAATTAGTGCCATTGCTGGGGGTTTACCTACTCCGGTCCCTGTTTTTGCTGGTGGTGGATCAGTAGGGACTCCGAATATTACTGCTTCAAGTTTTGGTGAAACTAAAATATATATCGATATTCATGATAACAGGATTTCTGACAATGTAGATATTAAAAGATTAGCTGAAACCGTAAGTAATGAAGTATTGAGAAAAATAGAATTAAAGAGGAGATACTAAATTGGGGATAACAGTTAAAATCGGTGGAGTGGATAAAACCGAATATGTGGATGCCCGGACCCTTAGCATAAGGGATGAGCTAACCAGCAAAGTTAATTCTGCTTCCTTTGATTTTATCTGTAATGATATAGCTGTTGCCCCTAAAACTGGGGAAGAAGTTTTAATTGAAGAAGGGACTATTAAATTATTTTCAGGAAGGATCTTATCCAAAGAAGAAAGTTTTTTGCCCCCTAATCTCTTGAAATATCCGGTTGAATGTATAGATCATAGTCGGGATTTAGATAAAAAATTAGTATTTGAATCCTATAAAAACCAAAAAGCCGGGGATATTTATAAGCATATAATCGATAATTATACTACTGGTTTTACTTATAATAATGTCAGTGATGGCCCCATTATAAGCGAAATAGCCTTCGATTTTGTGCAAGTATCCGAAGTCCTAACCAAAATAGCTGAGATTTGCGGTTATGAGTGGTATGTGGATTATGACCAGGATATCCATTTCTTTGCTAAAAATACTTATCCGGCACCCTTCCAGCTTGACGATGATCAGGTAAATTATAAAGATTTAATAATTAATACTAATATCTCTCAATTAAGGAATAGGATATATGTAAAAAGTTCGGGGTTAGAAGATACTTTTGGAGAAACATTTATTTATGATGGTGTGGCTACGGAGTGGACTTGTAAATTTGCACCTATTAACCGGGGGCGTGAAAAATTACCAGATCCTGACCCTAAACCAGCGCGGGGAGTTTGGAGATGTGATTTTTCTCATAATGATATTTATTTGGCAGTGCCTTATGAAAAAGTGACTGCAGAAAATAAAGGTATTTATATATATAAAAGAGAAAATGATTCATTTAAAAGATTAAACTTTCCTGATGTTACCCCTAATGATGATGGGCATGATGCTTCTTTCTCTCCTGATTCTACTTATTTGGCGGTAGTACACGCTGGTACACCATACGTGATGATTTATAAAAGAGCAGAAGATACCTTCACCAAATTAACTAACCCTAATATATTGCCTACCGGAACAGGCTGGGGCTGTGATTTTTCTCCTGATGGCGTTTATTTAGCAATAGCACATAATAATAGTCCATACATAACAATCTATAAAAGAAGTGGAGACACCTTTACTAAACTTGGCAATCCTGCCAATTTACCCACTGGAGATGGTTATGGATGCAAATTCTCTCCCAATGGTATTTATTTGGCGGTGGCTCATAATACTACCCCATTTATTACCATATATAAACGTGATGGCGATACTTTTACCAAATTAGATAACCCTGCAAGTTTACCTACTGGATGGGGACTTAATATAGCTTGGACATCTAATTCTATCTATTTAGCAGTAGGACATGATGTAACACCTTTTATTACGGTATATAAACGAGCAGTTGACGTATTTACTAAAATAGCTGATCCTGCTGAGTTACCTACCGGACCTTGTTATGGACTAGATTTCTCTCCTGATGGAATACAATTAGCAGTCGCTCATTCTACCACACCTTTTATAACTATCTATACTCGTTCAGGAGATATTTTAGGTAAACAGATTGACCCTACTGATTTACCTACTGGAAATGGTAAGGGAGCGATATTCTCTCATAATGGTAAATATTTAATAATAGGTTATTTTGCTGATCCCAATATTATTATATATAAACAATCTTCTCCTATCATAAAAGTGGATGGAATAATTAAAACAATCGGTTGGGACGGGGTAGACAATCCACTTTATTATGATTTTATGTTAAATGAGATAACGAAAGTATTGTCCATTGGGACTGCAGGGGGCCAAATGATTGATATCGGGACTTTAGTAGAAGATCACGACGTTGCTACAGGTGCATATACTACACGTATAAACAAAGATAATTCATCCAATGGAACTGGAAAACTTACTCGAATAGAAATATATTCTTATACAAATTTATCTAATTGCAAGGTGGCTACTTTTTATCGTCCTGATCCGGTAGGATTCCCTAATAATTTTTCTACTAGGGATACTGAATTTATTGGTACTGTAATAGCAGGATCAAAACAAATCTTTAAAGTTGATTTAGAAGTGGCAGAGGGTGATTATATAGGAGTTTATTTTACTGCTGGTTATATTTGTTCTTCATACGGATACAGTAATATTTGGATTAACAGTGGGGATTATATACCTTGTACTAATCAACCTTTTTTAGTCGGTGCGGAGTATGCAGTAAGTCTCTATGGCACAGGATACGCCGAGCAAGGAGAACTAACTATAGGGAGTGAAATACTGATTGGTTATACTACCTTCGGAGTACCAATTTGTTTTAAAAGAGAAGATGAAGATTCCATAGACGCTATTAAGACCATTGAAGGTGGGGACGGTATTATTGAATTTTGCTTGGTAGATAATAATATTGATAGTATAGCCTGGGCCAGTGAAGCGGCTAAAGCAGACCTATTACAGAATGCTAATCCGAT